ACGCGATCCACACCGCGTTGTTCAGCGCCGTCGGCAGCATGCGCGCGAACATTTTGACGATGTTCTCCCACACGATCGTCTGCGTCGGCTGACCGGCCTCAGCCGCGACTTGCACAGACGCCGGACAGCCGATGAAGCCCTCCGGTTCGCCGGTCGCGCTGCCGGTCATGAACGCGACGTCCTCGTACCAGGCGATAGCCTTCGGGAAGATGGAGTCGAAGAACGCCGAGAACGCCGGGGCGTCCGCGAGCAGCTCGTTCGGCACCTCGGCGTACGCGGTGAGCTTCTTTGCGTCGAGCACGACGCGGCTGAAGCTGGCCTGCGACTCGGTGAGGGCCGCGGCCTCCTCCGTCCAGTACGCCGTGACGCCACCGAAGATCGACGACACGTTGCTGGTGGAGTCGACCATCGGGATCGGCACCCGCAGCGAGTCCATCGGGATGACCTGCGCCCGAGGCCGGACGATCGCCGTCTCGAGGGCTACCTGCAGCAGATCCGAGCGCAGCGTCTCCGGGATCAGGAACCCGCCGTCGGCCGGCACCTCCGAGCCGAAGGAGTTCATCAGGGTTTCCATGCGCTCGCGCTTGCCGAGAAGCTCGGTGCTGCGCGCGACACGGACCCGATCGGCCTGGATCGCCTGGAAGAAGTCCGCCGAGTCAGCGAAGATGCCCTCGGCCTTGCGGCCGATCGCGTGCCGGTTCTGCAGAGCCCGCTCGGCCGAGGTCAGGCCCTTCACCCGCGGCATTGCCGCCGGACCCGGGGTGAGATCGACGGGCGGTGCGTCCTTGGCCTCGCCGCCGTTGGCGTTGAGGAACTCGGCCATGCCGAGCTGCACGCCCTCGCGGATCTGCGCCTGGATGTCCGGGTCCTGCTTGGCGACCTTGTTCTGGTACGCCTTCACGAAGTCGCCGAACTTGCCCTCGGAGAAGACGGCCTGCATGCGCGGGCCGTCGTTCAGCATCTCCTCCAGCTCATGTGGGGCTTCGGGAATGGTGATCGTCATAATCAAGCCCCTTCCATGGCTTGGGTGAACTGCTGGGGGTCCCACCACGACCAGGCGTCAGTGGGGTGCTCATGGGTGTGGTTGCTGGCGGAATTGCCGTCGTCGCCAGAGCCGGCGTCGTCGAGGTGGGCCTGCAGATGGGCCTTCACGCCCGCGCGGTCGCCGTCCGGGATGTCCGCACCGGACAGGCGCGCCAGGCCGTTGCGGCAGGCCGGAAGGTTCGCCGCGGCGCCCTGCTTGGCGTGGTGGGGGAACTTGTACGACGCCTTCTGGTCGTCGGCGTCGTCGTCGCCAGCCTCGTGCGGCTCGGCGGCGGCCTCGTCGGTCTCCCAGGCGTGGCAGTACCGCAGCACCGCGTCGTCGTTCGGCATCGCCGCCACGGCGGCCGGGCCGTCCCACGGCTCATCGACGGTGGCGGTGTGGTGAACCGGCAGCGCCTTGTTCTCCAGCGGCATTGACTCGATCCCGAGGATCCGGCCGGTGCCGGCGTTCTGCATGCCGCCGTCGCCGTCGGATTCCTCGTCGCCGTGATCGTGATCGTGATCGTGGTCGGCGTCGTCGTCGTGGGAGTGCTTGTGCTCGTGGCCGGCGTCGTCGCCCTGGTCGCCGTAGGCAGGGTGGGTGTGGTTGTGGGTGCCGGTGAACGGTCCGTGGCTGCCGTTGTCGGCGGCGCGGATCGCGGCGGCGGAAACCGACTCGCCGATCAAGTCCAGGCCGTCGGCCAGCCAGCTGCGGAACGCGTTGCCCGGCGGCGGAGTGGGGTCCATTGCGTCTCCGGAAAGGGAGAAGCCCCGGCCTGGTGGGTCCGGGGCTTCATCGGTCGGCTGTGAAGGTGTCGGTGGCGGTGCCGGGTCTGCGGCGTGGTTGCACAGCCGGATGTTCTGGCGCAGGTCCGCCATGACCTCCCCGCCGGCAGCAGGGCTGGTCCACTCGACCTGAACCCGGTCCTGGGCGGTGGTGCCCGTCAGGTGTTCGGGGACGTTGCGGAACACCGACAGGTCGAAGTGGGCGGACATCGCCTGCTGCGCCGCATCGTCGTCGCCGCCGAGCTGCTTCCTGCCTGCGACATCGGCGAGCCGGGTTGCGAGGCCCGCGTCGACCGCTTCCTGTCCGAAGAACCAACTCTCGGCGAGCATGAGCTTGCGCCACTCGTCAGCGGGTTTGCCGCTGCGTTCGGCGTAGACGGAGGCGATGTTGTCCGAGACGCGGTCGAGCAGGTCGGCCTGGTCGCGCATGTCGGCGGCGTTGCCGATGACCATGCCCCAGCCGTCGTGGATCATCATGCTGGAGTTGCGGCCCATGACGATCTCAGTGCCGGCCATGGCGATCACGGAGGCGATCGATGCGGCGAGACCATCCACGTACGTGGTGACATCCCCGCGGCCGGCCAGGAACTGAAAGATCGCGATGCCGTCGAAAACGTCGCCGCCAGGCGAATTCAGGTGCAGATCGACGGGCCCGCTGACGCCCTTGAGGTCATTGATGAAATCCTGCGCGGTGACGCCGAACCAGCCGATCTCGTCGTACACCATGACCTGCGTGGCCGTTCCCGGCGCCTGCGCCTTGATGACCTTGTACCAGTCGTTGCGGCCGGCACGCAGGTTCGCGATCGACCGGGTGGTTCGCAGCCGCGAGGGGTCCATCACACAACCTCGGATCCGTTGACGTGCGCCAAACCCGGCGCTTCGAGCAGGGCGACAAGCCGGTGCAGCATCGTGGAGATGTCGCCGACGCCGTCCTGCGGCTGTTGTTCGGGCTGCGCCGGGTAGCGGGCGATCAGGGTGCCGCGGCAGCGTTCGCCGCCTTCGCACAGGACATAGCCGCTGGTCGGGTAGGCGGCAGAGGCCGCGGCAACCGCTGCGACGTCGTCACTGAACCCGAAACTGTTGCCGTCGATCTCCCGGCAGGGGGGACATGATGCTTGGTCGTTGACCTCGCTGGCGATCAGCTCGCAGGGGGGCCCGGCCACGAACGTCGCATGCCGGGCGGCGTTCTGCGCCACCGACATCGCCCCGGCCAGGTGCGCCCGCGGCCCGGCCGGCGACAGGCCCCGTAGGAACACATCGACGTGCCCTGCGACGTCGTCGGCGAACTGCCGGGCCGCATCGGTACCCGGTGCCGGAGCACCGGCGCCGCCGGCCAGCCGGGTCGCCTCACGCCCTGCGGACACCGACAGTTCCCGGGCCATCAGCGAGGCCGTGGACTCGGCAACCGGCTCCAGTTGCACCGAGGTGGGCGCAACCGGGGCCAGTCCGGTCACGCCCTGCTTGGCGGCCTCCGTGACGGCCTGGTCGGCGGCTTTCTTGCCGAATTTGATCATCGCGGCTAGCAGCAGCGCCTTCGCGGCCTCGTACTCGGCGACCAGCGTTCCCAGGGACGCGACGGCCCCGATCGCAACCAGGTCCCGGATCTGGTCGACGAGCTGCTTGCGCTGCTCGGGGCTGACCTGGTCGGCGTACTGCGCGGCGAGGGCGTCGGTGGCCTGCTGCCACTGCTCATCGACGGCCGTCAGGTCGACGGCGGACGGGTTGTGATCTGTCGCGGCGGCATCCAGGGGGCGCCAGACGGTGATGGATTGCCGGGCGCGGTTGGCGACGTCGGGAACCGCGTCCGGGTCCTGCGGGGCGCCGGGCTGGCCGCCGCCGGATGCCGGGTCGGGCTGGTTGTCGTCTTGGCCGTCGGGCATCGGCGGCGGGGCGAGCTGTGCCGGCACGGCTGCCTTCTCGGCCATCTTCATCGGCGGCAGCCCGACGACCTCGCACACGGCCTCCGGGTCGAACCCGGCCGTGACCAGTGCGGCAGCGGCCGCGGATTTCGCGGTCAGCTCGGCGTTGTCCGCCTCACGGTCATCGGGCAGCGGGTTGATGTAGTCGAACTCGACGCCGTCGCCGGTGGACCCGAACATCGGCAGGAACTTCGCGTTCAGCGCCTGCTTGGTGCGTTCCAGTCGCGGAATGACCTGCCAGCGGCCGAAAACCTCCTCGGCGGTCTGCGCGTTGGCGCGGTTGACGTCGTCGGAGTTGCCGAGCATCGACTTGTGCAGGCCCCACGCCTCCCGCAGCACATCCCGGGACACGGCGCGCAGTTCGGAGAACTGCATGTCCCGCATGCTGTAGTTGCGTTCGATCCACTGGGCGCCGCCTTCGAGGACCGCGACGCGGTGCGCACGGGCCACGCCCTGGTGGGCGTCGCGCCAGCGGGCGGTCATCCGGTCGAACTCGACGTCGTCGAGGTTGCTGGGAACGGTGATGATCCCGCCGGGGGTGGCGGAGTTCACGAAGAACGACCGGTTCCACTCGGCGCCGTACCGCATGGCGTCGACATCAACCAGCACGGACTGCACCGGGCCCATGCCGCGGTACGGGTCCAGCGGGTTGGGGTACTTCAGGCTGATGATGTCGTCGGTGGTCAGCGGCACCTTCTCCCCGGACGGGGAGGTGTAGATGTAGCCGGCCAGGAACTTCTCGACCGACGGAACCGGGGTGATGCGGTCCGGGCGTACCGGCCAGATCCCGGTCGGGAACGACGCCCGCGGGTCGCGCTGCACCACCCACCAGCCTTCACCGGTGAGTTCCAGATGCGACTGGTAGGTCTCGATGAACTCGGTCTGTGTGAAGAACGG